GCACCGACCAAGCCCTTGGTTACGACGCTACAGCCACAACACCGACGTTAAATCCTCGTGGTGGCATGGATGTCATCACCTACACGGGTAATGGATCAACGCAATCAATCAATAGCCTCACGTTCCAACCGGATTTGGTGTGGATCAAAAAACTTTCAGGTACTACTGCTCATAACCTGTTTGACAGCGTTAGAGGTCCCAATAAGCCGCTGTTTAGCAATTTGACCAACGCTGAATTAAGTGATGGTCGCTTGACTGCGTTTAACTCAGACGGTTTTACGCTTGACTCCGACAACGCCGTCAATGACAACAACCAAACGCATGTCGCCTGGTGCTGGAAAGCAGGTGGTTCGGCAGGACTAAATGAAAACGGATCAATTGATTCCCAAGTATCGGTGTCAACTGATTATGGGTTTTCGGTGGTTACATACACTGGCACTGGCTCAGCAGGTGCAACTGTTGGGCACGGTCTTGGAAGTGTCCCTAAATTTATATTGGTCAAAAACAGGTCCGCTACCGACGGAATGGTTGCTTACCATGCGTCAGTTGGCAATTCAGGCGCGCTTCGGCTGACTACTGCTGCTACAGACACTGGATATAACTGGTGGAATAGCACCACACCAAGCAGCTCTGTTTTCACAATCGGTAACACAGGCGCGACTAATAATTCATCTGACAATTATGTTGCTTATTGCTGGAGTGAAGTTTCCGGATTTTCTAAGTTTGGCAGCTATTCTGGTTCTTCAAGTGATGTAACAGTTACTACTGGATTCAAGCCACGCTACATTCTTATCAAATGTACTGATACAGCTGGTCAAGAATGGATTATTAAAGATAATGCTCGCGGTGGCGATAAATATTTAGAGGCAAACAACGCAAATGCTGAGGGCACAGGCCGTGCTGTCACATTTAACTCTGATGGCTTTACTCTCGCCCACACGCAAGGACCCACAAATTACACTGGTCGCAATTACATCTACGCAGCTTTCGCGGATCGGCCAGGAAATAAC